TGGCCTGGGTGGGGTGCCGACTAGCCGATCTATTACAATAAATGGAACCAGCCAGGATCTTAGCGCAGACCGTAGCTATTCAGTAGGAACAGTTACAAGCATTGCCACTAGCAGTCCGCTGACTGGTGGAACTATTACCGGATCAGGTACTATAGGAATACAGCAAGCATCTAGTTTATTAAGCGGCTTTTTGAGCAGTACTGACTGGAATACTTTTAATAATAAGCAGTCCGCTATTAGCTTAACAACTACTGGCAGTAGTGGTGCGGCTACCTTTGTAGGATCTACGCTAAACGTGCCTAACTATACTTTAGCTGGCCTGGGTGGGGTACCTACTAGCCGAACAATTACAATAAATGGAACCAGCCAGGATCTAAGTGCTAACCGTAGCTATTCAGTAGGAACCGTTACAAGCATTGCCACTAGCAGTCCGCTGACTGGCGGTACCATTACGGGATCAGGTACCATTGGAATACAAGTTGCGAGTAGTTCAGCAGACGGTTATTTAAGCAGTACGGACTGGAATACGTTTAACGGTAAATTGAGTGGATCAGTTAGTCCTAGTAGATTTGCTGTCGGTACTTTTCCATCAGGAGTAGTAAGCGGCAATATAAGTCAAAACTCAATTAGTGGTGCTGTTACAATTAATAACACAGTCGGCACATTACAGGATTTGCGATCAAATACATACCAATCCGACGACGTTTTTTACGGCTTTCCAACCGGTTCAAATGTAGGTGCAGGAAAAATTAAATTTTCGCAAGTTCAATTCGTAGGCGGTTCTCCAGTACTTTATGTAAATATAGACGGCACCAGTTACGGAATAAATTTATTTTAATTAAAAAACAAAACAAATGACCAGCAAAGAACTAAAAGCCATTGCCTACGACTTGATCTCAAACATTGAATTTTTTAAGAACAAATTAGCAGAGGTAAACGCACAAATTGCCGATGCAATAGAAAAAGAAAAAAATAATGGACAGTCAAATAATAGCGATAGTAGTAACTAGCATATTTAGTGCTGGCGCGTCCTGGGCTGTTTTGAACTATCGTGTAAAAGCGTTAGAAGATAAACAAGAAAAGCACGACGATCACGCCGAGCGCCTTATTCGCTTAGAAACTAAGCTAGATATTCTTATACAAAAAACTAAAGGAAATTCACTATGAAAAAAGCATTAAAAAACTGGAAAACGACTTTTTTTGGCTTTGCCACAATCGTTGGCGGCGTAGCTGCTATACTGAAAGGCGACCTGGTAACTGGAATTACAACGATCGGCGCCGGCCTGGGCTTGGCGGCTGCTAAGGACTACGACAAAACAGGGATCTAATTTTGCGGCGCTATAAAAACTATATTATTGGGCTAGGCATACTAGCATTACTGCTAATTAGAAACAAAATGAGCGCTACTAAATTTATAGCCAAATTTGAAGGGATAAAATTAAACTCCTATCAAGATAGCGCCGGGATATGGACTATCGGTTACGGCAATACTCGCAACCCTTATACTGGGCTACCAGTAAAGAAAGGCGATAAAATTACCCAGGCGCAAGCCCTGGACTGGCTACGTATCAGTACTGCAGCCGCCGAGGGCGATGTAAAACGCCTAGTAAAAGTACCTATAACAGCTAATCAGCTATCGGCGCTGACTTCGTTAGTGTATAACATAGGATCCGGCGCATTTGCAAAATCTACACTACTGCGACTGCTTAATAGCAAAGCGAATAAAAACTTAGTAGCCGCCCAGTTTTTGCGCTGGAATAGGGCTGGCGGTAAAGAACTTCCAGGCCTTACGCTACGACGTAAAAAAGAAGCCGACCTATTTTTGTCCTAACGTATTGATTTTTACAAACTTTTACAATCTTGCCAGCCCCAGGCGAGATTTTTTTTTGGTAGTATGAAATAAACTGCTATAAATTTACACACGACAAACGATTTACTAACCAACTAATCTACGGAACTATGACCACACAAACGGACAAAGCCGCATTTTTGCGCGAGCTTGAAAACAAAGTAAAAGCCCTACAATTTTTAGGAATGAACCTGGACGGCTCAAAAGTAACGATCGAAATTACTTTTGACTGCGGATCCCGATGCTTAATTGAGCAGCGCCTTGTACCCTTTAACCTAGCTATGGAAATGCGCGTTTTAATTGGCGATAGCATTGACTACTGGCAACGGCAAATAATCAATATTAACCAATTGCCCGATGAAATTGGCTAAATTTTTATTGGAGTTATTTTTTATTGCTGTAGTGTGTCTGCCGACTTTTGTCGCTGCATATTTAGTAATACAAATCAGCTTTTTTATTTATTATCTAATCAAAAAAATCAAAAAATGGAAAATTACAATTCGCCAGCGTTTCCCCCCCAGGTAGCCCAAGACAATTTAGGCCGTATTATTGCGCCAATCCCTGGAATGAGTAAACTTGAATATGCAGCTATACAACTGCTGCCGTTTTATTTAGATCTTAATGAGAAAGTACAATTAAGAAACGGTGGTAAAATTATCAATGCCTATCAAGCGGCTGTTTATGGAGCAACTGAATTATTTAACGCATTAAATAATCAAGAAAATGAAAAACAAACTACTGCAATTATTGAGCAGCCCTAAATTTTGGCTGCTTGTTACTTTTTTATTTTTTCAATGGCTCGCGACGTACTGGGGTATGAACTAAGCAAAAATGACAAACGACGAACTGGATCTCTCTAAATTTTTACTATCACGAAAATACGACGCCGACAATAGGCCAGCCGCCCAGGTGCCGATCTTTACGGTCCAGGGTAAAGTAGTGGGCTGCCTACAGTCCTATATTGTTTTTTCGGGTTTGCCTAAAGCCAGCAAATCAACATTTGTGGGTGCAGCGGCGGCGTCTGCCCTGGTGCCACTATTTAGCAGCATTTGGGGAATGAAACTGGCGCTGCCCCACGATAGGCCCCGGATCGGCTACTTCGATACTGAAATGAGTAGTTTTGACTTTTACAGGCAAATTGATAAAATAGTTACGCTGGCCGAGAAAAAAAAGCTGCCGCCTACTTTTGACGCCTACTCAATGCGCGAGGATATGCCCGAAAAAATTAGGGTAATGATAGAACAGTATTTAGTAAATAACCCGGACTGCTCTTGTATTATTGTGGACGGTTTACTTGATTTATGCTTGGACTATAACGATCCAAAAGAAACGCGACTTGTTACCAACTGGCTAAAGCGAATAACTAAGCAGTACGATATTTTACTTTTGGGAGTGCTGCACCTGGGTAAAGGACAAGGCGAAACGCTGGGCCATTTAGGATCTAATACCGACCGCTGGAGCCAGTCAACAATGATAGTGGAAAAGAATAAGGAGCATAACCAGTTTACACTAAAGCCGAAATATTTACGTAGCGATAGCGACTTTGAGCCAGTCGCGATAATGAACTTTGACGGCCGCTGGAACCAGGTTCCCTACATTGAACCCAGCCCGGCTATACCTACAAAAAAGAAATAAAGAATTTAACCCGGGAACAGGGGAAACTGAACGCTAATAACTATGGAACAAAAAAACAACAGCGGCGCTCTTTTTCGCGCCACTAAGGACAAGGAAACGCAGCCGGACTATACAGGGAGCTGCTTATTTGACGGCAAGCCCTATAAAATGAGTGGCTGGATCAATAAGAGTAAAGCCGGCAAAACGTATTTGCGCGTCTTGTTTACCGAGGATAAGACGGTAGATCTTAACCCTACGGCCGTACAAACTAAGGCACCACTAACGCCAGGGAGCAGCCAGGATCGGGAGATTAGTGATGATCTGCCTTTTTAGGTAAAAAAAAGCGCCGGGAGTAAACTCGACCGGCGCGGACAAACGACCAACGGAACAAACCGCGATCACTCGTATTCATATCAAAAATAGGAAAAAATGAATAAAAAGCTAGAAACTGCAATAGTTTTTTTTAAGCCCGGTACCAAACGGCCGAGAAAGTATCGAAACATCGCCAGCCGGCTTAAATTTGGCCAATTTTGCGCTAACTGTGGCGCCTGGTACATAAATTGGTACGACAAGGAAAGTGCGAAATTTGAGGGCCGTACGTGGCTTATAAGCGATTTTAAGAAAAATACGTAATTTAGGGATCTCATAAGCAGACAGGTTGGTTTACAATTCACGCCCGGCGTTTCCACGCTGGGCTTTTTTTATGCCCTATACTGGCT